AAACCAGTCGTGCGCTGCTCGTAGAATGTTTTCTTTTCGCCGACGCCGATGGGTGCGGACCATGTGTCACCGAGGCGGGCGATGGCATCGGATTCAGTGTCAGGATCAGTCAGCCGCTCGTAGCAGACGCCAGAAGTTGCGACTATTTCGCTCCACGCCTCATTGTAAACGCCAGCGTACGCCTTACAACCGACCTGCGCGATGAACTCAATCTCTGTGTTCGTGTCCTTCGTTATCACGAACCCGCTATCCGTCGCAGCCCACGGGCGAACTTCTGGCAAATGCGTGCCGCCTTGGTCTCCACCGCCACAGCTACCTACTCCGCAAGTACTGCAACTTAACTGCTGGACATATGAATTTCTGGTTGTTACGCCTGTGTCCTTGTCCGTCGTTTCAATCGCCGGCTCTCCGGTTATTCCGCCGTGATTATACCAGCCGTAAGCGTGAGAGGTCGTTATATCTGGACCGGCCCACGGATTGTACGTATTGACTGTGGCATCCACCACGCCGCCGGCTTCCATGCGCCGATAAAGGATCGGGGGGGTAGATGCCGTGCCGAACTCAGGATGACCAACTAGATTTGCTGTCACGCTTGCGAAGCTCCACAACAAATTAATATCTGGGACAATTATTAAATCATCTCCGTCTCCATATTCTCCACCAAATAAATCTGTAAAATCTCCCGGCGGAGGTGAATCATCGGTTATAGGAACTTCTACTGGACTAGGTGGGGTTGGTGGCGTATCATCCTCCCCCGGCCCTTTACATCCTAAACACGCATCGCTGGCGAATGTGTCTGACAAAGCCGCCCAAACGCTATATTTACCACCGGCTCCGTCTAAATTAACTACGCCAGCTAAATTACTACTACGCTCGGTATAATTGCAGTAAGTTGGAATGAAAGTTCCAGTTGTATTTCCCGTTTTTTGAACCCAAAGAAAAACTTCTGAAATGTCAATATCTCTCGGGTCCGGCGTTAAAGAATAAACTAAACCGCCATTGGCGGTACTATCAAAAATACCAGACGTATAAATATGTGGAACCGGGTTATTTACAGTTAAAGTAGCGGGGTCTGATAAATTCCCCCATAAATCAACCGCGCAAACCTTCGCTTTAAACATCCGGTTGCATTGTAAATCACTAAAGTTAACTTGATAAGAATTATTGTTAAAACCCCCAAGGGAAACTCCAGAATTAAGAATCGCCCCGCCAGTCGTTTCCAAAGAGAATTTGTACCCAGTAACAAAATCATATCCCGGTATATAGTTACCGTTCAATTCTTTAGGATAACTCCAAGAGAAAGAGGGTTGCTTACCAATAAATCCAGTAACTACACCATCAGACCTAATGTAACTTGGATCAATACCGCTAGAAATGGTCAACCCGGTTGGTGACGCTGGGCGGCCAAATGGATTGATTCCAGAAATTAAATAAGACCCGGAGATGTAATCAGAATACATTCCGCCATTACTTACGGCGGCCACTCTATACTCAACCAAACCCGTTACCAAAGTTGGGTGAGAAGCGAAATCGCTTGTTGTGTTTGTGATAAATTGCCAATCTCCACCGGATTCCTTACCAGAAACATTATAATAAGCTATATTGTAAGATGGCGTTGGCTCCCAATCTAAAGCCATAAAGAAGACGAATTGGTTGGTGTTTAACAAACCCGTTACTGGAACAACGGTAAGATTTGACGGTGGTTCAATCGGAGTAAAATTACCGGAATTGATCGGGTTGGGATTAATGTTATAATTTGTCTCAGAAGATAAATTGATACCAGTATTATACTGCAAACCAACAACGTCCATTATGCCCGGCTCTGACTCGGAAATGGAAACGCATTGATAAAGAGATGATTTTCTCGATGTCGGCGCGCCGTCCCCACTAGCAGACAAAATCCACGCCGAACCAGCAAATAACCCCGTCGAAAAAGGGTTTGTAACGGTTAAAAATTTAGTACCGCTCGTGGGAATATTAGAAACCTCCCTAAATTCAATTTGCGGGGCGCGGAAATTAACAATTTGATCCGACCCGGTAATCATCCCCGTATTATCTGTCGTGTCGGTTGGTACGAGCGCGGACAAAGAATATTTGTTTCCAAACTCAATTTGAACGGGCCTGTCAAGCTCTATTACGGAACCACCGCTGGCAAAAGAAATGATACGCCCGCCTTGGTCACGATTGGTTCTAAAATTATCGTAAATCTCAAAAACATCACCGGGCTTTACATATAATCCATCCAAACCAACTTTAAAAGAACATGTTTCCGTTAATAAACGTTCATTTTGCAGGACCCACTTACCGACACGGTAAGCCTGCCCCTTAGAAGTGCAGGCGAAAGCAGTTACATCTTTTTGAATATAACCGTATCGCGTAACAGCTTCAGTGTCTTCAATATATTCAACATTCTCTCTATAAAGGTTATCTGGGTCAACCCATTTCACCAACGCCACCGTAGAACGAGTGTTTCTTGCTGTGTCGGCGTAAGTAAATTGCCCACCAATAACGTTTGAATTATTATATGGGTAAACAGGTTTTTTGTCACTTGTCTGCGTAGCGGTAATCATGCCATTGGCATAATAAACCATGCCGCGAAAAACCGAAGCAAAATTCAAAAGAACGTTGTAAGCGTCATCCTGTTGTCCTAAGTATACATTACAAGTAAAGCGGGGCTCTGTTTTACCATCTCCTCGCCCGTTGTCCACCATTTCGTCGCAATATTGTGCGATTTGGTATAAACTCCATTTATCTATTGATTCCTGCTGGATATAATTCCCTAGACCATAACGCTTATTTGATAAAATATCGTTAAAAACCCACGCTGGATTATTTGTGTAAACTCCAGTCTGCCAATTTCCGCGCCAAATCTCAGGATATGAAGCTTGTGTTATAGTACCGTCCGTGTTATATTTTGTAGGTGTATAACCGCTTGGAACACTAACTAATAGACCCTCAATTTCATAGGCTCTCGTAGGGATTGATGCAAATTGATCTGCCGTAATATAAGTGTGAACTAACACACTGTTTGGGTAAGAAAAAGCGTTTGACGACATTACTGAGATACCGTCAACAAACAAACTGTTTTGGACGCGAACAGATAAAATGTCCTCGCTAGTGCGCTTTATCCTAACAACCCATTGATAATAATCGGATGGGATGGAAGTTTTGGGAAGAGGGAAGGATACCTGTTCGTAATATGGGCTAGTACATTTTCCGTTAATTGAATAGCTACCCATTAAAACGAATGGTCCATTATTCAACGAAGCCTCAACGGAATAACGCATTTGATACCCATCTGTATTCCCCTTATCATCAACAGCGTATAGCGCCGGAACGCGCATCATTATTTTTATGCTATTGGCGTCCGGGTACATTGTTGAGTTAAACGAAGCCGTAACAACTTTCTCATACCCAGCCCCAGCGGGGGGGTTGCTTATTTGGGTATTTGCCCCAAGAGTTATATAATTTTCCGAATTGGAGAAGTATGGGACGGCAGATTGATCTTCTGTACCTAAAGTATAATAAAATTTATATCCCTGACCACTTACGTTAAAATTGTACGACCCGTTTAAATTACGAACCGGAACATTGTCGTAATAGGTAGATACAAGTGGGCCACTTCCATAAGACCCACTTTTTTGCACAAACCCTTTGATTGGGCCTTCGCAAAGTAGGTCGCTTATCTTAAGAGAATTCTTAGATAAAAGTGTGTTTGGAGCCTCTTGCCCCGACTCTCCATCGCCGCCACCGCCTTTACTCATTTTTAGTCGCCTCTAGAAATCTGATATTGAATATAACCACCCAAACCCCCCTTTCCATCCCATTTAGTAATTTCAACATTCGCCGTGCCGCCAACGGACGTAGTTCCGATTTTATCAGAAGAAAAAGCTATTCCTATTGGCATTGGAGTAACTAATGTTCTTCCGTAAACAATTGGAACGCACCCACCCTGATAAACAGTTGTTGCATTGCCCTGAAAAACGGAGGACGATTTCATCTCCTCACCTTCCTTCGAGGTTGGCGTTAAAAGTTGGGAAATACCACCCAAAACTAATGCCGCGCCCATTGACATTGTGAACGCAGCTCCAAATTTTGCCATCGTACTGGACGCAGCGCCGAAAAATCCAGCTCCAAAACCATAAGAAACAACTAAAAGAACTACACCAGCCAAAATCTTTCCCCACCCGCTGTTAGCGCCGTTGACTATTGGTACAATATAAATATCACTAGAACCACTTTTATTATAAAGCTCTTGAGCCTCTAAAGAACTTTTCGCAGAATTCTCTTGCAAAGAAACTCTGTAAAATTTCTTTCCCCCGTCGCGGCTTAAATACTCCCTTAATTTTCCTTTGGTGTTTACATCAATAGCTCGAAGTGCTTCAGCGGGGCTCTCCGCGAAAATGTCCCACTCCCGGCCAACAACTTGACCGAGCTTGCCCAAAAGATGAACTTTTATAGAGTTTTCCATGTATCCAGCCTTTCCTCAAGCATGAGTTACACCAAAGTTATGTAAAATTTTTGTGCCTCAAAACATATTTTAAATTACTCTGCCAAAAACCAGATAAAATTTCTACGCAAGATAAATTTATAGCGGGCTGATGTAAGAAACGCCCATTTCCAACAAAAACCCCCAAATGTCTTGGGTAGGCACCGTAACGCCTAAAAACAAGAATGTCGTTTTTGTGAATTACAGAAGTATTTGGTTGTGTTATAAAACCTTCTTTCCAAATATTTTCCATAATATAATCATTCCTACCCTCAAAAACGTCATCACCTCTAATATAGTCTCTAAGATTGATTTTTAATTCTTGTCTATAATAATCACGCAGTTCTGTATAACAGTCATTAACGCCACGAATAAATTGCCTACCAATCAAATCTCTACTATACCCATTTGGGGTATAATTTAACCACTTCTTGGTTTTTAAAACATATAGATACAATGGTTTTTGAAATTCTTCGGCTGCATCAATATCAGCCCGAGAAAACGTAGATAAAGCTTGTTCACAGTCCGTATGAGAATGAAATATGCCTACAACATCTTTATCTTGCGCAAAAATAGAATCTTGGATGGAAAATTGAAAATTGTTTTCCTTATCTTCGGCAATATTTTCGCATTCTACTATAACAAGTTCTGCACCAACAACTTTTATAAACCCGCAAACCTCTTGGTTAGGTTTATTTTCGCAAATTTCAATGATTCGCTTTTGATCTTTTTCCATCATGGCGTTAGCGGGACACGATGAAAGGCGCTATAGAAACACCGGGGAAGAAACTTCCTCGTAATGCTATGGATGGAAATCTAATTTTACAACCAGCAATGCTTTTAGAACAAACATCCATAACCCAATTTCCGGTATTTGCAAAAGGCACAATTCCAGACGTTCCATTAACCAAGCACACACAATAAATAGGAATATCAGCTAATTCTGGAAGGTTAGAATAAATATAAACATAGTCCCCGGCATTATAAGTTTCTGACGAACTGTACCCACCACGATTATTAAGAGATGATAAACCGTAAGTGCCAGCGCCGCCAACAAATTTTTTATTGTTTTTATCTGCAATGGGCTCGCCAGCGTACTTACAAGAATGCGCATCTCTATATGGGAACTGGCATGAATTTGCTAGAATTTGCCTGCGCGGTAATTTTACACCATCTAGCTCAAATGGGGTTGATAATTCCCAAGTTACAAGTTGTTGGGTTTCCGCTACTTTACGGTTAATTAAAAAAACCTCTTCGTTGTAAGCTGCCGTTGGGTCGGGATCGCCGTAGGGATTTTTATTCTTCGGGAAATTTATATTATCAATAAATCTAGCGAAGACCCTTCTCCTTGTTATTTTTGCGCCAACAAGACTTTGGGTGTCTAGCATTAACAAAGATATTAGCCCTCTGATATTAGCGATGCTAATCTTGGGTCTATTAACCTGCCCTTGCCCACTCATTGTCATTTCTTCCATTTTAACTGGAAGCGGTGAATAAGTTACCCCGTCAAAAACAATGGGTCGAAAATTATTTGCCGCGCCATCGCAGAAATAAAAAACGTCGCTAAGTCCAATCGCCGCCCCATTTAAAGTGAATAGCGATATTAATGTTGAGGGTGTGAATGAACACGCCTCTCTATTTGTAATTTGTTTTGGCATTTCCTTACCGTTCCTTATTGGGGATTACACCGAAAGGCGACTAAATATCAAAAACTTGTTTCAGGCTTACAGAAATATCGTTTAGCCCAAAACTTTTTGGCGTTACTTTTGGAGCCGTTCCAACAAACTTTAACGAGGGATCGTTACATAAATCACTTACAGGAATAGTGATGTTAAAACACCCAACACCAGCCCTGTCTTGAATAAAGTGTTTAATAGCACGCGCTTCTTTATTTTGCCTGTCCGCAAACGTTAAACTCCAAGTATCTGTATTTCCATTTAACGAGGAAGATTGTCTTTGTTCATAACCCGGCTCAAATTGCGCCGTAATTACAGATTGTTGAGAGTCCACCGGAGAGGCGTAGCTTGGAACAAAGAAAAATCCAGTTGTCCAAGCTGGTGACAAATAAGTTGTTACGCCACCGTTTACGGCAGTTTGTTCAATGTCGTGACCAGCAGATACAAATTGAATCCCGCTGTCAGTAGTCTTCAAAACCATTCCGGTATAATTAAACTCCGAATAAGTAGAAGAAATTCCGGTAATATTAACGCAGCTTCCGGGGTAGAAAGATGGCCCTGCGCCAGTTTTAGTAAAATTTACAGTGGCAATCTCGTTAGAGCGAGAAATGGAGGTTACAGCATAATCATAATGGCTTACAGGGTTGTTATTCTGATTTCCGTTTTTCAGAGAATAATAAAACGTGGTGTCGGTAGCGTTTATCCCGTGTACAATATCAAATTTAGAATAAACAGGTGACGCGCTCCAAGTCTTAAATGTCGAAGATGTGTTCATTTTACAATTAGTACGAATTAATAGCCGTTCTGTTGAATTGCTGCATCATGCCGCCGGAACGGCGTTCTTCAATAAGCGTTTGTTTGACAGCTTGTTGGACAGCTCTATTAAGTTTTTCGGCGAAATCTTGGTTATCATATCCACCGTTACCGGAAACCTTAGAAGAGGTTGTTGTTTCGCCGCCGTAATTATTGATGGCAATACTAATACCGCCGACCGCCGGACCATAATTACGCGATATAGCTGGGGTTATTGGGGCGGCATTCATAGCGACTCCACCGTCGGCAAATCTTTGAACATCGGCTTCGCCAACGTTACCAGAATAGTTATAGCCACCCTGACCATCAGATATTAAGAAGGCGTTAGTACCACTCGGGCGAGAATTGATGGAGGCGTTTTGACTCGCCTCAAGCTCTCTGGCGTATTTCGCTATTTCAGCCGCGCTTTTTGGCTTATAACTTCCACCCCCGCCACCACCTAAAAGATAAGAAGCGAGTAAAAGAACTGCGCCGGCGGCAAGTCCGCCAGCGGCACCGGCAAAAGACGAACCCCCAGCTGTTGCCGCCGTTGTTGTTGTTGTGGAAGCGGGCGTGCCAGCATAACTTGCTGTAAAACCAACTTCGCCAGAAGTAAATTGTGTCATCGAGGGAGTCCCAAGACCGCGTTTTACATATCTACCTGAAGCCAAGGAGTCAAGATAGCCAGCACCAATACGATTTACAGCAGACTTACGAACAACGAAACTCCCCGGAGGTAACATGGCAGGAACGTCGTCCATTACGCCGGAACCGCCTTTTACAACGGTGCCGCCAGCCGCATAACGGTTAATTGAACGAAGGGTGTCATAACCTACACTTTTAGCGGCTTGGGGAGAGAAAACGTATTCACCACCCATGAGTAAAGCGGGAACTTTGCCCCCGTTTGCAAAACCTATTGGACCACCGGAAAAAGCTTGGGTGGTAGTCCCAGTTCCACCAAAATTCAAACCAAGCCCACCAAGAGACGCGCCAATGAGTTGTTGTACGGCTTTACTTGCAAAAGCTCTAGCTGCATCAGCAAGAACCGACGTAACGAAATCTCGGAAGGCTTCTTTAGCCGATTTCGCGCCAGTTACGAAGTCACCAAAAGCGTTTCCAAGAGAATTCTCGATAGAACTTGCAATGTTAGCCCCAACAGAAGACAGGTCGTACATGTCTTGTTTTAGAGCGTTAAAATGAGATTGAAACCCCATCGTAAAAGAACCCATGTAATCGGACTCTTCGTGTCCGATTCGAGTTGCTTCCTGCATTTTTAATTGCGACACTTCCGCGCCGGCTGTCCTCTTATCGGCGAGTAGCGTTGCCATGTTCCTTTCGTAAGCCTGCCTTTTTGTTATACTTGCAGAACTTTTTAGTTCAACACCGAGGGGGCTGGAGTCAATAGCCATCGCGGTTTCTTTGGCTAAAGTCTTCTGAGATTCCTTCTCAATAGCAATAGGTCTTGAGAAACCCATTTTGTAAAACGGAGTTTTACCTTCGACGGAAAAATTGCTTAAATCAGAGGTGGGGAAACCCGGTATAGAAAGTTTTCTAGCTGAAATTCCCTGTTTTTGATAGGTTTCGTAAGCCGTACCCGCGTTTGATAAATTAACTTTTTGGTCAGAGTAAATACCAAGCATTTCATCAAGAATAAACTTTAAAGCTTCTACGCCACCCGCTAAACGCGAAGCTTCTGACGTACCCGATGTTAATCTTGTATAAGTCTCTAATGGATTTTCTTTTGAAGACGAAAATTCGCGTTGTAAAATAGAATTTATCCGACCAGATTTTGTCATTTCTGGCGACGTTAAAAATGACGTTTCTATTCCATATGGAGAAAACCCCTGCACAACTTGTCGTCCGCCAGTGTATTCTATTGGAAATTTTTCAGAAAGTTTTTCTTTGTTTATTTGAGCGAGTGCGCGAACAATCCTTTCGTTTTCTGTATTTTTACTACGTTGTTCCTCCAAAACAGCCTGCTTTCTTTGCTCTTGTTTATTTTCTAAATCTTTTGCACTCGTTTTCGCCTCGTCCATCTTTTTCAAAATCTCCCCGGCAATCTTTTCAATACCGGAAAGTGGCGAAAGGGATTCTACAATTCGTCCTTCGCCAAGAGAAATTGTTTTATTAGCTACCGCACCCGCTATCCCATCACCAGAAACGCCTTGTAAAGATTTTTTAGCACTTTCGTAGGCATTGGCGTACTCACTAGCTTTAGCCGCCTGTAACTCCTTAATTGTTTTGTTCGTGTCGGTCACATCAAGCTTTTTCAAAGCCTCCTGTATGGCTTTTACATTGCTTTGCATCACCTGTTCTTCTAAAGAAGCTGGTTTCTTAGAAAGAATATCGCTAATAGCAGAGTTTACCCCGCCTTCCGTTACCGTTTTGCCGGTATAGGTAGAAAGAATCCCGGCATACGTAGACTGAGCAGAGCGGCGTTTTAATTGTTCCAAAATATCACGCTGTTCATTTGTCGGCGCAATACCAAGTTTACCAACTTCTTCGATTTCATTAATGAGATACCCGGTTTTTTCAGCAGCGGGATTTCTCCCACCAATTCCGCGAGTTCTGCCACCCAAGAAAGTTTGGAAAAACCCTTGAATGCCAGCCTCGGAGAAGCGACTACCAGACAAAATGTTATTTCGCTCCTCTAAACGAGCACGAACTTCATTAATTCTCTGAATTGCGGCCAGTTTATCAATTTGAATCCGCCCCTGAGCGCGCATTTCAGTCGTCTCTTTGTACGTATCTTCGATAACTTTTTTAATTGTTTCCGCAGATTTGCCAAGGGCGTTGAAAATCGGCATCAAATCATTTTCAGATTTGACATTTTTAAGCATTTCAGAGATTACGCCAGTTGTTAATGGCGTCTCTCCACTCTTGGAGACTTGTGCGCTCGCGGCTTCATACGCTTTGGCAACACCTTCGTACAAACTCTTGCTTACATTTACATTAAGCTCCTCTTGGGCTGCTCTAATAGCTTCCGCATTGGATTTTTGAAGTTGCTCTAATCCGGTCGAACCAAGTTCTATAACGGCGCGATTTCTTGCTCCACCCACTTCAATTCCCGCAAGTTTCTCCGCAGAGCTTCTTTGTGTAAAAGTGGTGAGTTGTATACCGATTTCACGATACAACTTACTCAAATCAACACGTTTAGACGTTACGTTGATAGATTCGGATGAAATACCGGCTTCCTTTATACCCTCTTCAGCTTTTTCAACGAAACGAGTTAAAACAGCCTTAAAATCACCGGGTTTCTTACTTAAGATTTCCAATTCTTGTTCTATATCTTCTGAAGAAACGCCTATAGAACGCATCATTTCACGGAAAGCCTTCGCGGGATTATCAGGTGAACTCGCTTTAAACTTTTCAAAAGCAGCTTTGTTTTCCGGCGCGTTTACAGTTGACGCCAACTGCGTTGCCATATTCTCAATTCCCTGAGAACCAAAATCGCGGCCAAAAAGACGGCCTGCGTACCCACGATCTTCATTAGCGCGACCAACCGAAGAAAGGAATTCTTTTGAAATCGCTTCTGTTTGAGCCCTATAAGACATTGACTCAAAGATTTTCCCTAAAGCTTTTTCATCTCCGGCGGCGCGAGCCAAAGCCATTCTATCTTCTGGGCGGGAAATTCTACTCAAAGAAGAAGATTGGCGACCAATTAAAGACTGAACCTCTCTTGGTGAGGCTCCGTTCTCTATTGCTTCGGCAATCTTTTGTTGAATTTGGATGAAATTTGAGGCGTTTGTTATTTGTTCCGCATTTTTTGCATTTGCGTCTTGGATTTCTTGCGCTAAATTTTCAAAAGACTTGTTCCATTTTTGAATAGCCCCGGTCGCGCCGCCAATTAAAGCGCCGGCTATACCGCCAATGGCAGTACCAATTGGGCCGCCAAGCATAGAACCAAAAGCTAGACCCATGCCAGCACCGGAAAGAGCACCGGAAAGAGCACCTAGAGAACGCCCCGAAGCTTCACCCGAAGTTCCAGAAGGTAACATTCCACCGATAAACGGAAGAGCGAATTGAGCGCCAAAAGCGGCTTTTTGGAAACCTTCACCTCTTAAATATCCACCAGTTCTTTGCCAAATCGACGGTCTTTTAGGAATACCACTAGACATAGCATAAGAAGTTGCAATGTCATAATCCTCTTGTGTTCTAAACGTGCCACGGCTACCGCGACTCATTGGGCCAAATAATGGATCGACTCTTTCTAAGTTCAACCCCCCTTTAGAAACTGTTGATTCGACCCATTTTCGATATGCTTCGTCTGAAACGGCGTGCGCGCCCGTTTTTACAGTAGTTCTCCTCAGGTTTTCGCGAACAATCTCTTCCAAAGATTTTTTACCCGCCGCGTTTTTACGCTCTTTTAAAGCTATCGACTCCAAAAACAAAGACGTTTCTTTGGCTTTTGTTATATTTGTCTTTTCGTAAGTAGAAATCTCTTTCGCGCCAATTTCATTTAACTTCTGATTTTGTAAAAGACGTTTTTTCTCTTCTTTTTCCATTTCAAGGAAAGAAGCTTCTTTTGAAAGATTTTGTTCTCTAAGAATTTGATAAGCTTTATCAATTTCTG